AAAAAGTCCCCAAAAATGAAATAGCCACCCCACCGCCACCCACCGGCAATATGGTTGTCGGCAGAGACGCTGTACGCAATCGGCAGTACACCGACGATGAAATCATTGCTATGCGGGAAGCGTGGGAGGCGGCATCAGCGGCCAAACCCGATCTATTCCCAACGACATTTGCCAAACGGTATGGTGGAAAGTCGTGCTTGGCGTCTAGATATCAGATACTTATGAATCTAACGTATCAGTGGCTATTGCCCGGCCACCCATACCGCATTGAATACGATCGGAAGAAAGCCGCTGCTGCTGCGTCTTCAGATCATATTATTATATAATAGAACGGATGCGCATCCCAATGTCTGATATGCAGCAGATGGCCAAAGCGGCCTACCCCGGAAATGCCCGTCCTAAAATAGGGACCTTTACCCTTTTTTATAGTTCCCCAACACTCCGATTCTACCAAGATGACAAAATGATTGTCGTCTCTGTGAGAGGCACATTCGATGCTCGTGATACCGCTGCTGACGGCCTACTGATCATCGGTAAACTCGATGAAAGCGCACGCTATAAGGCGGACTTAAAGACCATGGAGTTAGTCCAGAGTCATTATCCGCCAGACCAATATCAATATATTGCTGTTGGGCACAGTCTAGGAGGGGCTATTATCGACCGATTTCTACGGGCCGGCCTTATCCGTAGTGCTCTTTCCTACAATCCCGCACCAGAGCCGCAAGAATTAGGGGGCAATCCGGCACACCGTCGAGTCTACCATGCGGATGATCCCATCTATCAGACGGTGGGTCGGTTCATCCCTAATGTTGAGGTTAGGAGGGGCGATAAGACCTTCTGGGGGAATATAGTGAAATACGGTCTGCCCTTTGGTCTGGGGTTCTTGGCTAATGCTTATTTTAAACATGGGCTAGGAACGTTTCAAGGAGGGTTTAGTCATTTGTTGGGTAAAAACTAGCAAAGGCCGTGCCTCCCACGTCTTGTAGGAAAATAGTGGTCACGGTTCCACTGTACATGCGAAATCCAGTGACTTGTCTCAATCCAGCGGCCCGTATAGCGGCTAGGTCTACACGAACGGATCCCAGTTTATATATAACTAGACGATTCGCGCCCGTGGGATTTAATGGGTAAATATAGTAATTGAACCGAAACTCCTTATCTTCGATGCTGTCATATAGGGCATATACAAATTGAAATCCTAGGCCCGAAAATTGGTAGTTCATTCTGAACGTGAAGGGGATCTGCAGTGTGAATATTCCAGTGCTAAAGGGTGCCCCCGTCGCTAAGCATGAGGCCCACAGAGTGCCCGGTGTCTGTGTTAAAGGTATTAGTGCTATGCCGTTGAAAATTGGATTCGGTGTCATGGTGGTGGCCACGGTGGGGCTCCAAACGGCCGTCTTTCTGGCATTATTCGAGGCCAATTGCACATTGAGTGAATTACCGCTGACCGTTATTGAATGATTGAATGGAGTGATAGAAATTACCCCTCCATTTTCTAAGTTCGGCTCAGTGGGTGTCCCAGTGTTAATAATACCACCACCCGCATTAATCGTTAATAGGCCCGGATTGCCGAGGGTCTTAATCTGGCCACCAGTGACGGTTATCCCCCCACCTTGTGTCAAGTCTGTTAAGCCCATATTGACCACTGTGGGCCGACCTTCCCCAGTGGGATAGATCACGTCCATGCCGGCACCCGGATTTAATTCGACGACTCCCGTATTAGTGATATTTGGAGTTGGAATACCGACCACCGAGATGCCTAACCCTTGCACTATAGCACTCAGATTATTGCTAGTGAGAATGGGATCGGTAGCAGTCCCAATATTATTAATCCCAGTCCCCGGAACTACAGATACTACCCCAGTATTTACGACGGTAGGGTTGGTAGAATTCCCAGAAAGATCTATACCAGCTCCCTTTCTAATGGTCTGAACTGTTGTAATAGACGCCCCAAAGGGATACCATGCGGCAGTATTAATGGCGGGGTCCGCTCCACCTAGAATAGTCGTCGTTGGTGCTATCATGATATACGAGCCAGTATTGAGGGGTGAAACCACTACGTCATTATTATAGTAGACTATTGAAGGACTCCACGTTCCTAGCCAATTAACGGCCGTCGGTAGATATTCATGACGTTCAAAAGCATCCCCTAGTTCGATGGAGACCATATCTACATATAGAAACTATTCTATTCCGTTGGGGTAGTATACCGCAAAGACCCCTCCCGAAGAGGTCAGTACCATGGGTGCGTTTGTGCCATTAGTGACCCGAATAACATTCACCGCCCGCATGCCCGTGGCCCGCGCCGCTGCTACTTCAAGATAGACTTGGCCCAGAAATGCGGTAATAGGGTACGACTGGCCTAGGGATAGCCAATAATTCGAAGGGAACGTGCCAGAGGTATAGAAGTAGGGTCCACCAACAGTGACGGAATCCTCGAAAGAAATACTGTATGCCGATGAGGTCACTGTGGGCGAGCCCGGAACTAAATTAAACATGTACGAGATCGTAGTCATATCAATCATGAATACCCCGTTAGGGTTCGGTGCTCCGTTCAGCATGTAGGTCGAAAACAGATTACCCGGAACACCAAATAAGGGTAGGGTTCCAGTCGTTCCAGATGCTATGGGAGGCTGACCCGAATAATTCGTGGATGCTGAAAATAAAGAAATAATAGGTGTGTCGCTCTGTAAAATAGGATTCTGGGGCGTGCCCGTGATTATAATAGACGAATCGGCTGGTGCCACGGTCAGAACCCCAGTATTAGCAATAGTAGGGTTGAGGCCTCCAGTAGACGATAAACCGGGTGTCTGTACTGCTAATGAGGCCACGCCGGCGTTGGAAATTGTTGGATTTCTTGGGTCAACAGTGGTGTCGACAGTAATGCCCGCACCGGCGATTAGAGAGATTATACCATTATTCGAAACGGTAACATTGCCAGTTGGGGCCGATACAGCGATTCCATTTCCCGGCAAAACTTGTAATACTCCAGTATTATTAATTACTGGAACTGATGCTGTCCCCCCTATTAATATTCCAGTCCCTTGGCCCAGATTAGTAATTGCAGTGGAATTTATAACGGGATTCTGAGGATCAGTATTATCAACATTAATGGCCCCCGCTCCACCCAGCACACTAAGAACCCCAGAATTAATAATAATGGGCTGTAGGGGATTGGTATTATCTACGGTTATTCCCGGTGCTAGTCCAGCAACTGACTGGACGCCCGTCGATAGGCTTGAAAACTCTGTCCAGAGGACGGAAAGACTCGGATCGGTTGCATTAGTCACAGAGACCGTGCCAGTTAAAATATAGGACGATCCATTTAATGGTGAGACGGCTATGTCGTTCTTAAAATAGATTTCTGTTGGATCCCATGCTCCCCTCCAATTTACAGTTGTAGGGAGAACACTTAACCGTTCGAGGGGACTCTGTAGGCCTTGAACGCTCATCTAATAGATAGGGACTTTGTATTTGAATAAATTATTAGAGGTCTCTGAGGAAGGAATAGGTGACCTTGACGTTGCCGAGGGTGGGGGCTGCCGTGGGCCATGCGGTCGCAGTGTTGGTACCAGACAGAATGATCTGTGTGCCAGCAGCGGGGACCCTTACTACACAACTGGCCGAGCATCCCCAGTTTACGTCGCCCACCGCAGCCGTCGTTGTCAGATTCACGGCTACAGCACCAGCACCGTTAGGAGTCAGAGTCCACACGAAACCCTCGCCGCCCGCGGGGGCGGCACCGGCAGTCACTTGGGCTTGGATGTTCACGAGGTATAGGCCGGGAATAGCGGGGTTGCTGGGGGGGAACGGACCATAACTCAGCGTTGCCGGTATCACCATGGCACCGTTCGCACCCGCTACGGCTGTCACGGATCCCGCTGCTGCATCAGTGGAGTCTACAAACAGAAGACCAGTGCTCTGTGCGGGCCACCAACCAGAGTCAGCGGGATCCCTCTGGGAGGGGTCCACGCCACCAAATGAGGCCGTCTGCTCAGTCCCAGTCCCACCACCGAAAATATACATGCCACCATTAACGCTAGAAATTACGCTATCTCCCTTGAAATACTGGGTAGTGGCAGACCAAATGGGACTTAGAGTGGTAGGGTCGGTGCGAAAGTTCATCACATTCGGGGCCGCAGCCAGAAGAGACAGACTGTTCGCAAGCGGGTTGAGAGCCATTATAGTATAGAAGCAGAATTTATTCGGCGTATGGTATACTCCAAATAAATTAATGCTGAACTCGATTTACATGAGCCGGGCGGCTAGGCCTCCACCGCTACGACCCATGGACTGCTTCATAGAATGGCGACCACTCTGCGGCAGAGCGGCCCTACGTGCCGCCTCCTCCTCTTTCATGGCATCCTCACGACCACGTAGGGGCTGAGGACCAGAGGACTTGAGAAGACCCAGACGGTTAGCAAATGCAGATAGTTTGCCGCCGATCATGCGGGCAAGGCTGCCACGAGTACCGGCCGGAGCCAGAGGGGCCGCAATGATGTCCTGCTCGGACAGCACACCCTTGATGATGCGAGAGGACCCACGGATGGACTCGAAGAAGCCGCTGTTGGCCGTGATCACAAACAGCTGGGGGTTTACGGGGAAGGGGAAGGTGTTGGTCACCGTCAGATTGAACTGAAGAGTGAAGTTGCCCACCAGAGACGCCGCCTGCCCAGACTGCAGCGTCAGATCCACGCCGGGCTTGAGCACCAGAAAGCCACCCACCGTCGGGACCACAGAGCCGCCGGGGCCAGTAGACACACGGCCAAGACCGCTCCACGTATTCCAGTCCATCTCCAGACCGTTCTTCACGGACATGTTGTATAGCTGCTCCGCCGTGTGAGAGGACAGCAGACCCGAGAAGTTATCGAAGTTGATGGAGATAGGGTTAGCGGGTCTCAGACCATTACGAGAGGGGGCCAGAGGAAGGTAAGAGGAGCCAAACTGGGGCAGAGTGGGATCAAACCGTTTATCGGCTGCGGTCGTGGCGGGGTCGGGCAGAGCCTTCACGTAGATGATCAGAAGGTCGGGAATCTGCGGCAGCGTGATCGTCTGGGACTGCAGCTGCTGGGTGTCGTTAGCGGCCCCGAAGGGGGCCAGAGTCGTGTTCTGGGGCTGAGTAATGAAACGAGGGAACTCCATGTAGGGAACCACGCTCTTGGGGGGCAGCGGGATGTCCAGAGACGGGGTGAGGAACTGCACGTTGAGGATAGAATCACGGAAGACACCGGAGCCCACGTTGGTGTTATAGGACACCGGGGAGGAATAGGTGGAAGGGGTATCCAGAGTGCCACTGTAGTACTGCTTCGTGGCCGTGCCCACGAAGGAATCACGAAGACGAAGGGCACGGCTAGGGTCACGCATGTTCATCACCAGCTGAATGTTGTTGATGCCAAACAGACCCGTGTCCTCGGAGTGCTCATTGGCGAAGATAAACGGGCTGAGAACCAGCTTCTCAGTGCAACGCCACTTGAGGAACACACTGTATACACCGTTCACGCCGCCGGCGGGCTGTACTGTGGAGACGGGCACACCGTCCACCGCATTCACATTCAGACCGCCAAAGTTGTAGGCAAGCCCCGTGAGGGTGGGAGCAAGCACGTTGCCTTGGGGATCCGTGTAGCAGATGTTGGCCCACGAGCCGTTGGTGGGCTCGGCGTAGTCATGGGCCGCATTGGTGTAGCCGCTGATAGGGTCATTCTGGGCGTTCAGAGCATCCGCATTCTGCTGATACTTGTCCATCATGGTCGGGCACGTCCTCTGCACACGGTTAGGGCGGTAGTCGGTCAGACGGAGCACCTCAGTCAGCACATCTTGGGAGTTAATTGTCACTGTAGTGTCGTTCACCGTGGCAGTGATAGTAGCACAGAGGGAGTTCAGAGGGAAGGCTGCCAGAGAGCCGTCCACACCGAACTGAAACAGAGGCTGGCCGACGGGGTACTCACCGCCGGCGGTGTCGCTCAGCTGAACATCCAGACGGAGGAAGACCGTCGAGGCCCAGTCCAGATCACGGGCGACGTATACGTTCTCGGACGGGACGTACACGTTGTAGGTGTGCTGAGACTGCGTCTGACTGATGGCCGCAAACGGGGAGTTAGTCAGAGACAGTGCTCCCTTCTCCACGGCATACTTCGGGCGGGTCTGGACGATGCGATCATCGAATACTGCCAACTTCTCAATGTCCGAACTCATTATATAGAGACTCCCGAAAATTATTTACGAACGATAGTCTATTTTGCGGAACATCATTTTGATGGAAACGTCAGAACAGTTAAACATGGAGAGCGGGACCAGTTCGCCGGTCAGACGATACCTCCAGAAGACTTGGATATCAATATTGCGGATCTCTTCGTGCGAGGCGTTCATGGATATCATGCGGTACTCAGCCGAAGGCTCATATAGGGTGAAATCCCTCCATCCCTCGGCCTTCTCAACTTGCTGGTCGATGACGAAGTCTGTTATGGTGGGGTCGAATGCCGCCGGGCTGCTCGTAGATCCGGCCACGTTGGTCGTGCCCAGTTTGATAGGGGTCGCCGAGAACTCCTTTTTGAGTGGCAGTAGGGTGCTAGTGAACACTATGCCAGCAACCGGGGACCAGAGAGAGCCAGTTGAGGAGTAGTCTTGCTTGGATACCCAGTAAAGGGTCTGTTTGTTCGTCGGAATGAGGAAATAGGGGTTATAGACGGGCGGGGGTGGTACCGAATTATTCTGTAGGCCCGGATTGTTATTGAGAATATTCTGATACTGCTGGTTGGCAAAGAGGATCTCCGTCGTGTAGAGGAAGACGGGGTTATTGGCTGCGATGGCACCCCCTATCAGCACGGGGGTGGGGAATAGGGGCCACATGAGAGCACCGGAGCCCGTCTGGCCCAGATAGGTGTTATTGAAATTCGCTAAGAGGCCGAAGAGGTTGTCATTGAAGAATAAGCGGATATAGGCCTCGGAATTAGGGGCGGGAGGGTCATTGATGTTATAGGTGGGGGGGGTAAATGCCGGGATAGGAGTCTGCGTGCCGTTCGGCACTGGGAACGGAAGAGGAGTTTCTAGAATCTGCCCGCTCACGTTAAATGCACGGGTATCACCGTAGATCTCGAAACACGAGGTGACCTCATTATAGGAGACGCTGGGCACATCATGGGCGTTGAGCCAGTCGGAGTATGCGGGATACGGATTGGGCTGGGTCGTAGGAAGAGAGGACCACCTATTGTTGAATGCGACCCATAGCGTGTACATGGCCGCACCTAGGGCATTATTGAGTAGCGTGACCCAATGCTTATAGGTGTAGACCCAGTAGTATCTCGTAGAGATGTCTTGCTTCGTGATGCCACCGACGGGCACAGTAGGCACGGGAGCAAAGGTAGTGTTCTGTGTCTCTGGGATATAGGAAATAGCGGTAGAGGGAGGCGTTAGTGTAATTATGGTCGTGGCGATATTGCCGTCAGTATCGGTGTAAATCCACTCCCTCTGATAGGCCAGAGTCGTGTAGTAGATGGTCAGATTGGGATCTTGCTGATTCGTTGTAGCGAAGCCATTAGTCTGTATTAATGGGATGAACAGAGGGAGATTCTTACCGGGCCCGTTCATGGCAAACCGTATGATAGAATAATAGTACTGGCTGGCGTCTTTTACAATGGGCGAGTCTCTGGTCTCGTTGAACCGTACTATGTTGGGTCCGCCATTCGGCGTCTGAAGGTCGGCCGTCTGTGCAGAGATAAGCACGGCGTTATAGTAAATCAAATCTGTGTCGGATCCACCGTCAACAACGCTCTTGAAGGAATACGACATTCTATACTAGGGCTATTTAAAAAAATCACTTCCCCAGATCACGGTAGGTTGCTGCCACAACGAATTGGTCGGGAGTCATTCCGGTCTTGGAGATCATTTGACGATATCTCTGTATAGGATGTTTACTGTACAGTAATCTAGCGACACAGTGGCGTCCGCATGTATTTACATCGTCGGCCAGCTCTTGTAATTGGACCTTATTGAAAATAATTCTATGCCCGCTATTCTCTAAGAGATCCGATAATAGGGGCCGGTTCATGCGAAGTTGCTCCAGTTTAGACTTGGACAGACCGTCCTTCTGGGCATCCGGTGGTTCACCGTAGGGGTCAAAAAACTCTATCTCCCGTCCATTCTTTATCATTGCTGTCCAGTGCCCGGATTGTAGAGAGTCTTGTGGGAAAAAGATAATGGACCGGCCTCGTCCATCAAATAATTCACTAATGTGCCGAACTTGGGCAAGATCGGGGTAGGGTGTGATCTTGATTTGGCCCCCCAGTAGGTGTCGGATATCATCGTCTGATAGGGTGTACTGTTCGGCTTGATTCATTTCACCTTTCGAGAGGTCCATGCTATATTATTGGGCTATAATATAGCATGGATTCTGAGACAACTTCTATACTTGCTGTTATAGGTGTTGTAATTTCCGTGGGTGGATCTATTCTAAGTATAATTAATCACACACGGGTCCGGTCCATGTGCTGTGGCCAGAAACTGGAGGTCTCTCTCGACGTTGAGAAGACGACTCCTATTAAGCCCGCTGAGCCCGCCGAGCCTTAGGGCTATGGGGCCATGTTATACTGAACCAACATGCTGGCCCGCACCACGGTGAAATGACTGACCCCATCTGCCGTTGCTGTTAGGGTGACCGTTAATGTGTCGCCGGCTGTTATTCCTATGATCAATCCAGTGAGGACGCACGATGCTTTGTCTCCATTTCCCTCACTAGTTATATTTGCTATATCTAGCACCGTCGAACTGCCTCCATTTATTACATATTTTACATCCATGGAAAGGTTGTTATTACCACCCGATACCGATTGATAATTGATTGAAGCCGTGACGGTTGCACTACTCGTCAGTGAAGGGCTCACTGTTGATGTTAATAGGGTTGTCCCAGTGATTGCTATAGGGGTTGATGATACCAACTGCGGGTTGTCAACTAGAATGGGGTCCTCCCATCTTGATATAGTTCCACTAGAAGCAAGCAGTTGCCCCGCTGTGCCCACTGAACCGTTGGCATCTTTAATGGTCTGTAGTGCTATTACATCGACATTATCTATAATATTCCCGGCTATATCGACAGTCATTGTCGCCGGGTATGTGCTCCATGTGCTGGGAGAACCGCCGCCTCCAGACTGCGGGTAGAGGAACCATACAAGAGATGGCTGCACGGTCGGGTCCGTCCCAGTATCAGACGTGGCCCCACAGCCATAGGCCAGATTATCGGACGCTATTACGTATAGGCCATAGATGTATGTAGTCCCAGCATCCCAGTTGCCGGCGAATCTAAGGAGGCCCGTTGGAAAGGATGTCATCTAGTATAATGAAATATTTAGTTAAGAACAAAACGGACTCCACTCGTCTGAGTATAAGGATTATTTCCAGTCGTGTATCCCATGGATAATACCCGCAGAAGGGGCCCAGCCGTCCAACCCGGTGCAGTTCCATTAATTCCCGTTATATTCATGGAAAGAATAGGCTGAGATGCATACGAAGAAGGTTGTGGAGAAATAGCCGTGTAAAATGCCGACGGAACGCCAGTAGCAGAAACGGGAGGAGTATTTACGGGTGGATTCCCTACTACCGTATAAAAAATACCATTCCCAGTTCCACCTAGTCCGAAGCCAGAAAATATAACAGTTTGCCCGTTTGTATAAACACCAGTCGACGTCCAAGTTTGATAATTCGTCCCATCAGACCAAGGATTAAAAGCGATTACGGCATTCTGAAGTGGAATGTGATTGACATCTGGATAAAGATCATAGGGATCCCGTAGGCCCCAGTCTTGAATGTCTGGCTGCCCTACTCCAGACTGGTTTGTGATGCGGGGAGCATCATAGGCATATAATAGGTAGGTGAACCCGGCGTAGAGATTCGTGCCAGTCTGACCGCTATTCAGCCCTTGAGAATTACTATAGGCCCAGCGGGTGTTGTAGAAGGACGATGTTGGGGGGTTGGCATCATCGAACGAATAGAGATTTAGTGCTATAACCCCCGCCGTGTAAATATTTGTATTCACTGCGGGTTGAACAAGGGCCCACACGCTCTGAATTCGTTCTTGAGCGGGATTTGTACTGAATTTTTTATAAGGCAAGGGAGCGGCTGGAGCACCAAATCGTGGGTTATACATGAACCAGTTGAATCCAATATTAGTGCCCGGTTTTGTATATAGCCAGCATGCTATTCCAAGAGGTGTCGTAGAAGATGTCGGTGCCGTCGCATCTGGAACTATTGCCGTCGGTGGTGTCAAGTCATTATTCGCCGCCAACTCGACTGTGTCTGAAGTGTGCGGGAGTGCTGGAATTATACCGAGTTTATTCTGCAATCCTTCAATATCAAGAATTGGATCCGTCTGTAGATCTATATTTGTGCCGCTGGGAGTTATAGTTATCGACCCATCTGGGCTTTGTAGTGTTAATGCCCCAGTAAGAGTCTCCAGCGAACTAACACCACCACCACCGCCTCCCGTCTGTGGGTAGGGGAACCATACAACAGATGGCTGCACAATCGGGTCCGTACCAATATCAGACGTGGCCCCACAGCCATAGGCCGTGTTATCGGACGCTATTACGTATAGGCCATAGATGTATGTAGTCCCAGCATCCCAGTCGCCGGCAAATCGTAGGAGGCCCGTTGGAAAGGATGTCATCTACTACTAGAGACAGATGTATTCCAGTCCGTTAACAAAAGATCATAAACCCAAGAAGCCCGTGACGGGCATACCAAAGGAGAAATTTAAGATCTCTCTTGCTACCACAAGAAAGGTCTTAAAAATAAAGGGGGTTTCCTTGGGCGAATCCGATATGAAATGGCTCAATTCATACATGGAAAATAAGGTCCGTGGGGAATGCCTCCCTCTGTCCTTCTGGTCCAACGACCTCCTTTCTGAATTACCCAAATGCCTAGGGTCCGAGGGGGCGACCAAATTCATCGATGCGATTAAAATAGCCTTCCATGCTCAGTGTCGGCCTATTCTCGAATCAGCATCCGAGCATGATGAGCCGCTACTATAAACTGTGGGAAATTCTTGTACACGCAAACCCACCGGCCTAATTTTCGAATATCTCTGACATCATCCTTTGACATTCCAACATGCGTCTTGAGGAGATAGCTGAGGGCGTGGAAGCTGGTTGCCATGGGGTAGAGGACGAGGTGTGTGGCTTCGTTGAGGAGAAGTCGGGTCTTCTTGTAGTTTGTGAGGTAATGAGAAAGGCAGAGCATAGTAGTACAAGTGTGGCGGCCCATAGTGGCAAGGTCATCTATCAATTTATGCACAACTTTCTCAGCCGGTCCCGTGAAGGTGTCATAGTCATCAAATATTACCATGCAATTCTTAAATTCATCGAGATCTGGGAAATCGTCCACTAGACTCTGAATATTGATACGCTTGGCTGGGGGCTTCATCTTGTCCAGTGTGCCCGAGTCCTCGGCTAACTTACTGATCAGATAGACCGACCGTTCGGGGAATAACTTCTGATAGTATTCACCTAGGCCCTTGGCGATGTAGGATTTACCAGATCCGGAGGCTCCGGCAATATAAAATACATCCCGTTTTTTTGGATCCGCTGATGGCAGTAATTCGAACGACCCACTTTCTAACGAGACGTCCTTGGACGCCGTCTCATCGGCAAGAATCCGCTCGTACAACTGCTTACCAATGGCTGCCTCTCCTATCAACTGGTCCACGTCCAGACCCTTGTCTCGGGCCTCTTCCAGACGGGCGATCATTTTGACCCGTTCCACTGGCTTCAGACCCCGCAGTTCCGTCGTGTAGTTGTTGGAATTAATAGGCTGGTGTTTCCTATTGCTTTTCTTCTCCCCCTCGTGTAAATATAGGATTTTTCCCTCTTCTTCACCGCCGCGGACGATCGCCACGGGCCGTGCACCCTTGTCGCAGTCGAAGGTTAGGGAGGGCATTTTCTACTATCGGGGAATATTTTTTAATAAACTGCGAAACACTATCGAACATCCCATAAAATCAGTGGTAAATTAAACTGATTTTGAGGTTTTTGGGGGTTGTTTACACCCCCTCTTTTGATGATTATTACGGTCTCAGACGGTTTTCTTACCAGCCTCCCCCAGAAGTTTAACGGTAGACTGATTTAAAATACGCTGTAAAATGAAAATTAGGCGGTAGACGTCTGCCTTGGGATTTTTCTTCTTGAGCATCGCCTCGATATTGCCTATTATGTCATGCTCCTCCTTGAGGATATCACGTAATTGGTAGAGATTACCCATGCGGGCCCTCATCTCGTCCAGCTGGTATCGTATATCCGCCAGAGGTTTGACGGGACGCTCCAGCAGCCCGTGGAGGACTTCTAGATCCCCTACTATCTGATACAGCCGGCCCAGATCCGAATTTAGTATAGGAACCAGATGGCGGATTGACTTCTCATTCTTGGTCACCTTGGCCAATGCGAACATCCTCTTGGCCCCTTTGAATGGGTTGGTGTGGCTGTAATAGAGGACGTCCTCCTTCAGCGAATTAATAATATTCATGGGCTTCTTGGTGATTAGCCGCCCATTTTTGTAGAGATTATAAATGACCGAGAATTCAGTGAACCGATTATCGATGTTGGCTACCACGTCCACTTTTATTAGGCCGCCAGACATAATAGCATTTTCTAGACTGAACTCATGACCTCTATAGGTCTGGCGACCGTCTAGGATCTGGAAGGGTTTCCACCGTAATATATGGTACCGAATATCCTTCTTGGCCTCTAGGAATCCCATAGGCGTCGTGGCCGCCTCGAGGACCTTATTAGCACCTCGGGCCTCTTGGGGACTTATCACATTGGAACTGGCCAGACGATCAATAACCGTCTGGCTGCTCTTGATATTAAAATCGACTATCTTCTCGTCGTCCATATTTACATGGGCGTTGGGTGAGAAGGCATCCCACTGTGGCACCTCTCCACACTTGATATCCCCTATGAAACAGTCGGGAAGTACTCTTAGACGCTTTATGATAGACTGGAGACTCATTACGACCATCTTGGGCCCCTTTATATTGACCTTCTCTACGGCGTCATAGTCGGCCGAGTACTGTTGACTCCTAACACTCGAGGATCCCACTACTTGTAAACCACGGAGGCCGGTCATTGAAAGGGCCTCTAGGACGTCCAGAACTGACCTCGAGTAGTTCTCTGGAAACGACTTATTAGCCACTAGATCCATTCTAGAGTATAAAAGGATTTTAATGGATCAGTGGATGTCTAAATAATAATCTGAGGAACCACTATAAGTACAATGTCCACCGACTTCATTACCCAGCTATCTAATACCCTCAAGGAGAAGAAGGGTCTTGCCGAATCTACGGCAGACTCCTATCTCCGGACTCTGCTAATCCTCAACAACAAGACCCCCTTCAAGACATTATCTTTCCTTCGTAATAAAGCAGACATAGATGATAAAATCAGTAAGTATGCGGAATCAACTCAGAAGAGCATTTTGGCGGCTATTGTCTCTGTTCTCAGTCTATTCTCCGACAAGGCAACCTACAAGGGCGTATACAAGCACTATTTTGAACGTATGATGGCCAAGGCCAAGGACGTGAAGGAGGCCGAGACTGGAGATAAGACCGAGAAGCAGAAACAGAACTGGGTAGAGTGGAAGGATGTCATGGAGAAGTCCGTGGATCAACGCAAGAAACTGGTGGAACTCGCAGCGAAGAAGACTCTGACGGGCTCCGAGGCCGAACATCTATTACAGAGCATGGTCCTCAGCCTCTATGTCTGCATCCCTCCCCGGCGTAATCAAGACTATCTGAACATGATGGTTGTCAAGAAGTGGACTAACGATCTTCCGGCAAATATGAATTACCTCGATATCTCGACCGAGCAGTTCATCTTTAATAAATACAAGACGGCCAAGAAATACGGTATTCAGAATGTACCGGTCCCCCAAGAGCTGATGGATGTGCTAGTCGCCTATCTGAGGCACCACGCGATGTACAAACAGACCAAGGGTAAGGTCCCGGTGCCATTTCTGGTATCGCCCAAGGGGGAGCCCTTGACGGCTGTGAATAGCATCACGAGGATTCTGAATAAGATCTTTGGCAAGAAGGTCGGCAGCAGCATGCTCCGGCACATCTTCCTATCTGACAAGTACGGTGAGGTGAAGGATGAGATGGCCAACGACGCCAAGGCCATGGGCCACAGTGTCGACGAACAGCAGAATACCTACGTCGTTAAATAACTATTTGAATGACACGAAGGTGGGGCCTTGAACGATGTTGAAGATAGGGACGACCTTGTCTTTCTTAGGCTTCCGGGTGCTCTTGGCCTTCTTTATGATAGTCTCTACCGGGGCCTTGGGTATCTCCATATACACCTTAGAAATATAATTTTAAGGCGAATATACCCCGGGAAACAACATCTAAACAGATTAACTTACCATCTAGTAGAAATGGACCAGCTGGATACCTTCACGCTGAGACAGATGATCCACGATGCCCTCAGCCTAACTTCGCAAGTCGACATGTTCAAGACACAGATGGACCAGTCGGCAGACGATGTCAAATATGCCTATACCATTCTCTACCAGACGCATTGCGAGAAACTACAGAAGAAGATCGATGAGCTTGCACACTACATGGGCAGTAAAAATCTCCGAACAGTGAGTTTTATTCCCGGCAATTTTTCCCCGGCTACAATAAATGGCAACTTTCACAGCTGATTACAAGTTTGGCACATCCCACGAACAGCCCACGATGCCGATTCTCGAGTCTTTCTTTAATACCACCCTAAAGAGGAGAGGAGGCATGGCAGTCTTTGATTTCGACAATGCCGATCTGAAATCGAATAATTCGATATATATTGATCTCAAGACCCGCCGTATTCGCCACGATATGTATGCTACGGCCATCATAGGGGCCAATAAGGTGGCTATGGCCGAGATGAACCCCACGAGGGACTATTGGTTTGTATTCAAATATGTCGACGGTCTGTACGGGATTAAGTATTCAAAGGAGAAGTTTGACACCTTTGAGCACACAGATTTCAGTCGCAATGACCGTCCCGATTTCCACAATAATCCCCAGCACTGTTATTTCATCCCATCGAAGGAGTTGATTCCGATCACACACCAAACCGGCGACGATAGTCCGTAATGGATGCCTCGAGGGTTGGTTTGTTCCACAGCAGCCACCGACTGAGGGCACCAGCAGTAAGGGGATTATTAAAATCCTCCCGGGCCTCGTGGCGTTTTATATATAAGTTTTTACGACGTACGTCTCCGTGTGTAGTAAAGTCTTCGTACCCCTTGGCCCCGAAATGGATCGTCTTAGTGCGACCGGTGTATAGTCGAAACACGGCCTTGTATTTCTTGGTTGATGAGGACGAGTGGCTGATTGACTCGAGGTGCATCTATTATGGGAAATTATTTGCTATCCACGACCTTGTGTACGCTGAGAAGGCAGAGGGGTTCGTTAATATCGGACCATATTCAGTTTGGTTATATATTGGTTCTGTGGGCGGCCCACGACGGCCAGAATAAAATTCTTCCATACCCAATGCCATATACTTCTTGATTTCATCGTTCGAAAGTCCATTACGTATACCGAAATAAAAAATAAACTGTGTATCGTTTAGAAATAATCCCGGAATATAACGTGCACTACCCGGTATTCCCCACCTCTGATATAGTAAACAAGCTAAGACAAAAACGACTGCGGCTGGTGGTGCTGGTGGCGGCGGCGGCGGCGGCGGCGGCGACGGCGGCGGCGGCGGTTCCTCTTCCTCCTCGTCAAGCTCCTCCTCATACTCCCCCTGCAGCTCGTCAAGGTCCTCTGCCTCCTCTTCCTCCTCCTCGCCCGCGGCCGCCTCGTTTTGCTGTGCACTTTCGTCTGGATAGACAGTCGCACCCGGGCCCCCCGAGCATGCGTTTCCGCTACCATTCATCGCACTCAGATCCGTATCATGTTTAGGGTTTCCGTTGATAAACGAGTAAACCCTAGCCATTGCCCACTGCTGCTTGCTTAATTTTTTGCTCATGGGAGCATTGACGCCCTTCTTGAATGACCCCTTCATGCGAACCGACCGAGGATTGGATTCATAGGCCCCGATCCCCCGATTGTAGACCTCTTGAAGCACCGCCTTGGGGAAGCCAGTTATCTTACTTAATTTGGCGACGCTCTGTCCCTCGGTTAACCCATATCGACGAAAGACGGCTTCTCTGTGGGTGCCACGACCGACCACATCCTTTAGTTCACGGGATTGATCGGCGGCTTCACGGGCCCGTTCTTTTTGGCTTCCATGGGTGAGGATATCTATGAGTTTTACATGTTCTTTTATGAAGTTTGGTTTAGAAATACGTACACCTCCCGTAAATCGATACGTTGGAACCAATTCATCGAAAAATACGACCCCGTCCATATTCTACATAGGCTACATAAAAATATGTAAACTATATATACGATGGCCAGAGAAGCAAGGCTGGCAATGGCTGATATGCGTGCTCTCCAGAAGGAAAGTAAACGTCAAGAGATGCACGGAGGGGCATTTCATGGAGCGGGTATGTGCGTGGGTGGTGGTGGGGTCCCTTCCATGGGTGTATCTCAGTTCCGTGGTGGGGCCCTTCGTCCCCCGTCAAGACTTCCTAGTAAGCCGATCTCTTCCGGTCCATATTCGCATTTGGCTAATCTTTTAAAGCAGCCCAGTGGCCCCCGTGGCCCCCGTGTAGGGACATTAACCACGGGAGGGGCCGCTTGTAGGAAGTGTATGGAAGACGACTGTGAGTGTGAGTCTAGTTCCGATGAGGAGATGCACGGTGGAGCGTGGTATTCCAATATCGGGAGGCTATTCGGATCCACGGCTGCTCGTACGGCCGCATCCGCAGCCCAGCGGGGATCTACGGCTCTGGCTCTCCGGCCAGCCGCTTCTATAGTTCCCTACAGTGCTGCCAGAGCGTCTCAGTCCTTAGCGTCCCGTTTTGCGGCTCTCAGCACTCCTTCCACTAGGGCTCTGGCTCTCCGCACTCCCGGTGTAATCAAGCCCTACAATCCCGCTGAGGCCGCATTCCGTATAGGATCGAAGGCACCGGCCCCGACCATGGCGGCCCGTCTGGCAGCCATGGGTGTGACCCCCGCACGGGTTGCTGCTGCTCTGGCGGCGGGTGTAGCGATCGGCAGTCTGGCCGATTATTTCGCAAATGAGGCCAACGCATCGAGTGGCGATTCTGGGTACTATGAGCCGCCAGAGGGTTTTACAATCCCGCATTACGGGCCCGAAGGCCCCTACGGCCCCGGTGGTCCGATCGTCGACGTAGGGACGCCCAAGCCCATGACGAAGGCCGAGACGAACATCTATCTGAAGACGGGCAACATCCCCCGTAGATTCCTAATCGGTTCAGCTGAAGAGAATCTTCAAGAGGCGGCCATGGCGGGTATGGGGAGGGCCAAGAGGGGCCACGATGGTCGCAGTGCCCGTGCAGCCGTTGTTCGCAAGGTAATGGCCGAGCAAGGAATGTCTCTACCCGCTGCCTCCAAATATGTGAAGGAGCACGGTCTTTTCCGTAAATAAATACCTAGAATAATTTAGATGAGACGCCACAACATAGCCTCTTTACTGAAGTACGGACGAACACATATAATATCATCACATACTCGTAATATAGAAGTAGTACGGTATAAAGATGTGATAATATTTAACGTCCCGCTGTATGACGAAGCCGATGAGTTGGCCAAAATGATTGATGTCGTAAAGGAGGAACACAATCTGAAAATACGATATTCGGTGTGCCCCAAAAAGAACGAAGAGTGGCTGGATAAGAATATTCTCAGTTAGTAGAATGCCCCGACGAAAGGACAAGAAACTCTCTAAGAAGGACATCAAACTCCTAGCCGAGATGGAGTCCATGCATGGGGGTGGTATTGGATCTCTCTTTTCCATGTTCGGTAAGACTGGAGCATCAGCCGCCTCTGCGGCGGCGGCCGCAAGGGCAGCAGCAGCAGCCGCAGCAGCCGCTAAGGCCACAACCACCCTTGTTAAATACAACCCGGTTGCGGCTGCGGCGGCTGCTGCCAATGCTGCCCGTACAACGTCGACGTTAAGTTCGGCCGCCACAGCAGCACGGGCGGCACAAGCGGCATCTACGGCGTCTGCCGCAACAAAAGCATCATCAAGTCTATTTTCCCAAGCGGCCAATCTGTACTCTAAGGCCTCCCCGTACCTAGGGTACCTCGGTACAGCGGCGTCTATAGGTGTTCCTATATGGCAAGCGGTGGACATGATTGAGCAAGGTAAGGCCAGAGAAGCCGCAGATAGGGAAAACGCCGCATCGCAAGCGGCCCAGATTGCCTTATTAGAGAAACAGACGGAGGAAGCCATTAAAAAGGCTAATGCAGATGCTGAGGCTGCCATGGCCGCCCAAGCCGCATTTGAGCAGATGACTAAAGATAATGCCCAAGCGTTGGTTGATCTACAAGATCAGATGCGTATACAGCAGCAAGAGGATCTACTGACCATCCTCTTGGGATCGCAGATACAGACACCGCCCACTATTACAAAGCCTAACCCCCCGCCGGCGGGCCCTCCTAGGGCACCTCCATCGGATATCTATCGGCCTCCTACACAGAAATATGTGGGCATTGATCCAGAGACTGGGCAGCCTATGTATGAACAAATCCCAGCCTCTTATACTCCCGTTCATGGGAGCCCGCAGCCGCCGGCGGGCCCTCCTAGGGCACCTCCACGGGAGATCTTTGTGCCTCATCCAGCCCCGCCGTCAATGCCCCTCCCACCCTACACGCCGCCGCCGCCGCCGCTGCCGCCGACGTCCCGCCCTCCAGCCCCCCCTCCCATGGCCCCCATGCCACCCTCCCGCCGTCCTCCTCCCAGAAAGGCCACCGCCACTGGAGGGGCCAAGAAACGCATGACCAAGGTAGAGAAGGAATTAGAGGCCCTAATAAACCTCTATGGAGGCATGTAATGAGTGTTTTATAGTCGGTATATATAGATATGCCACGGAAGCCCAGACTTCGAGGCGGTGATGCTAGAACCGATGCTGCTGGTATCACAGATACCCCATTAAATACGGCCATGTTTGCATTAAATGTGGCCCAAGCACTCACCGGAGACCCCCTAGCAGTCATGATGGTAGGGTCCAAAGTTGGCAAACTTATAGGCAACGAGATCATTGCAGCCGACGAAAAGGCCCGAAATGATTATTATGATAGGAACTTCAGAGCACGTGATGAATATCAGAAACGAGAATCAGCGGCCCGGGCTCAGCAGCACTTTGGTAAATATCAAGCAAGTCGTGAAGAGGCAGCACGGCGTGCCGCAATAATACCCGTGCTATTGACCCAGAAGGACGTTGATGATACTCTGGCACAGACAAGGGCTAATATAGAAATAAATAGAGCAAAATTAGGGTCGTATCAGAAGTCATATTCGCAACAGATGGCCCTTAATAATCTGGCCCAAGCCAATGCCAGACGGGATGCTCTAACCAAACAGAATCAACAGCAGATCAGTGCCATCCATGCCCAGATGGACGCTAATACTGCGGCTAAAGAAGCGGCCAAGAGGACCGCACAGCAGACCCAGACCGCATACTCATCCGCTATAAGCACTAATAGGGCAGCCATACAAGCCCAGCAGACGGCAAATGAGAATAGTATTGCACAGTTTAGATCTGCGGAATCGACTGCTGCGGAACTGACTCAGCAACGGCAGAGGTTAGATCAGCAGTTGGCAGCCCATGCGGCCCAGAGAGAGGCCCAGAGGAACGAACAATTGGCCCAATTACGGACCCAGCCCTCGGCTGCTATTCAGAGTAGATTACCACCTCCGGTACGGCTTCCCCAGCGGTGATTCCAAACCCATCAAAAACCTCCGACGCAGTTTACGTCGGAGGTTTTTTTCGAATGACTAACTATAGATGTCAGCGATCGCTACGAAAAAGCCCTTTGGGGACATGGGTGTACAAGCGACATTTCCTCTTGTGTTCCAGCGAATGTTCAATGCGGGAACGGCCTATTTCCCGTCAGAGGACACCGAGCCATTAAATATCATGGTGGGGACCCATTACCAGTCTGAATATCACGAACTGAAGCGATTAGAGGCCAATGAGAGCGTTCGAAACAGAGGGGTCAATAACTATATGGCTCAGCAAAAACTGCTCACTGGCATCCATAACTACCACGTTCCCAAGCCCGTGCTTGGCCAGCGTCTGTATGCGAATCCCAGTCTGGGTGATAGCTCTGCACATTCTACACGTAGGGATAATGGTCTGCTTGCTCCATTTAGGACGGTCGAGGTGGGGATGACGCCGACGGAAGGCTTGCTGAGGGGTGGTGTGTTGAAGACACGAGCGGGTTATGATTTCTATAAGACTCAGTTGGATAATCGTATAAGTCAGCTCAATGCCATGAATGCTCTGGCTATGGGCAACGCTGTTCCCATGGGCCAGACAACCCAGATCTCGGATAACACTAAGGTGGGCCCTCCCAACAAGGTTGAGTTCTTCCTACTGCTCAATGCTCTCGAGGATGCTATCGTGGAGGGTGATCTGACACGGTTTACCTTTGAGAACCTCAAGGAATTACTGGGCAAGCTATTTGCCATGGCCCCCACGGCCTCGTCTGAGGATTTCGATGACATCCTAGGAGCCGTGGATATCATGTTGGAGGATCTGGAACTGGGTCTTTCCGAAATATCCGAGAATGCTCAGACCAACTCGTTTGTACGGCCCGACTACGCCTCGACTCTACAGCTCTACATGCGGGGCATCAAGACATACGTGGACAACATGTACCGAAACATCAACATGTCCGAGCGGGACAAGACAACTCTGTCGAAGTCTCTAATAAAACAGATCGGGTTCACCCAGTTGTTAAAGAAGAATTCCCCCAGAGATGTGATCGCAGCAGTCAGAGACCAGAACCCAAGGGTGGACCAAGAGGCCGAGGACTTCGACGACGATTTCGACGAGGGCGGCGATGGCGACGGTCGCCACTACGCTCCACCACCAGCCCGTGAGGATGAGGAACAAGCCGGTCTAGGACGGGCTCCTCTGGCCGGCGATAATGGTGATCCCAATAGGGATATATTCGGAGCCGAACGGGGAGCATTCGGAGACGCTCCAGCATTCTTTGGCGACGAAGCTGCTCGGCCCGCTATGGCTCAGCCTCTGGGCTTTGGGGATGGGGCTATCGCAGAGGTTCCCCAAGCCAATCCTAGGGCTATCGTGGACGCAGCAGATGCTGCTATAGAGGCTGTTCTTCTGCCGCAGCGAACGGAGGCAAATAGAGGAATGACTGAAGGTGCTCTCATAGAATCTCTGTATCCGGTACCCCAGAACTTTGTCGACGAGGTCACGAACCGCATGATAGAGCAAGGGTTCACCCCAGCTCAGATCGCATATGGGCTTTCGGGATTAGGGGCGTTGGGCCAGTACTTTGGAGCCTATATACAAGAGAACGCCGGCGACATAGGACCGGCTCCTATTATGGGAAACAACCCCGATCTGGGAGCGGTCGCTCTAAGAATCCACGAGGTACCCGGTGCGGCCCCCGCACCCGCACCCGCACGTCCAGTCGGTCGTTATGTTCCCCCTCCAGCAGCGGGTGCTCCACGCCCAGCATGGAATTACCCTCCTAGCAGAGAGGCTCTGAGGGCCGAACTGAATACCATAGCCAAGATAGCAGCCTTTGGGGCCGCGATCCCTAGAGAGTATGGGGGTCCCTACAAGCCTCGGTCTGGGTCATACGTCAAGACGGGTCAATCCCACATTATTAAATTAATTAGACAGTACATGGATCCCGCTTATTAAATACCGGTTATATAGAATGCCATACGCATTGCGAAAAAAACGCGGCCATCCATTGTATTGGGTTGTCAACAAGATAACAAACCATAAGTTCTCGAATGATCCATTGCCCCGTCATACCGCAGAGGCCCAGATGAGAGTCCTCCGTACCGTCACAAAGTATGAAGGCGGTAAATGTCTGTGTGATCTGTGTATTTATACTTAGGATGCCGGGAGTAAAGATCTCAACTGGGTAATGATACGGCCCACGTGCTGTGATTCTATGAGAAGGGCGTCGGCCAATCCGAAATCCCTCTCATCGACGTAAAAATCATAAAGTCTCCACTGTAGGGCTTCTAGTATCTTTATCAGTTTGGGTAAGTTTAGTTCTGGCATCTACTATGGGCGTGG